AGATCGAGTAGTCCACATACTTCTCCTCCATCTTGAACTCGCCCCTCATTTTTTCGAGGTCGGTCTGAAGTTGGAACATCGATAACTCATGCTGGCGCTCGTTCTTCTTGTCGAGGAACTTGAGCACTTCAGGGGCAAGCCTAAACAAGCCACCGAAGATAGATCCCATCAAGCCGCCACCAAGTAGCTCAAACATGATTACCCCCTTGCGGTGATTTGATCCATGCCCTTCTTAACCGTCACCTTGCTGCCCTCAACATCCACCTGCATGGGCTGCTCGGCTCGGTCTAACTTATCAAGCCGGTGGATAAGATCTTTGATGACTTCAAATTCAGGTTTTTCTTGCTTTGCTGCAGTTCCTGCAATGCCGTTTAACATTTGAATAAGTGCAGTAAGTGAAGCGCCCAAAAGACCCATAACAGCAGCAATTTTTTCACCTTCAAGGAAAAGCGAAGCGCCAACGCCCACGAGCACGATCATGAAGATATAAATCAGACCATCTTCACCGATGGCTTTACCTGCTACTTCCTTGGCTGAATCCTGCGCCTTTAACTCCTCAAGCCGAATCTTGGCTTGGGCTTTGAGAATGGCTAGCTCATGAGTTTTGTCGTCCATCAGATCCCCAATAGCTTTTTAACGAACTCAGCCGCGGCACCAGGACCGAGTAATACAGCAGCAAAGACAGCAATGATCCAATACTCAATCTTGGTCATGCGCTTATCGCCCTTGTTGAGTTGATCCGTAATTGCCTGATAGCGATGAGCGCACTCTTTCTCATGAGCACTCATCCTGGCCTCTAGCACGGCATGCCTCGTCTCAATAGAATCCACATCAAAAGCCCTTCAAGGTCTTAGCCAACCTTGCGCGTTGACCAAGTTTGCCGGACGCCTTAGCAGCTTTATTAAGCACCTTGGCAGGAATTTTTTTGTCTGCAGGCACACCTAACGCTTTATGCAAAGCGCCTGGTTTTTTGATTGCCTTCTGAATCCACCGCTCAGCCACGGGATGCTCCTAAGATAATTGGCTACCATTGATGAACCAGACGTTAGTCTCAACTTTGACACACGTTGCTAGTCCATATTGGGCCAAGGTTCTTGAGCCTGTTGACACAGGTGATATGCCACTCCAGTAAAGCGTGCCACTTGATAGTGCAATGGTTAAATTCTGTGATGTCATGTTAGAAAATGAAATCACGGTTCCGTTTGGATAAGAAACACTGTTATCAATAGTGAATGTTCTGGCATTAGCATCGGTTGAAGGATGGCTCACCAGCTTGCCCGAATCAGCAAGTACCGTACTGTAAGCAGTGCTTTGACTGTTTTGCGGGACATTTAAGTAACCAATTTCTGCACTGGCAGACGGGAATGTCATGGTCGTGCTGTCAGTACCTGCAAGGGCTAATGAGTTACTGACCGTTAAAGTTTTTCCGTCTGTCCCAGCAAAAGTCAGCGTGTTGCTAGCAGTAAGCGTTTTACCGTCAGCAATGGTAAGGGTTGCCGAGGTTGCCGGCGCCGTAATAGCAACTTTATTAATGCTTGTTGCAGTTGCAACGCCAAGTGTCGGGGTCACCAAGGCTGGTGATGTGGCAAATACCAAGACGCCCGTGCCTGTAATGCCCGTGCAAGCACTTAAGCCTGCAGCAATCGTTTCGCCGGTAGTTTTATTGGCACCAAACCGTGTGCCGATAATCTGTACAGCAGGTGTGCCAGCATTGTCTTTGTAAAACAAACGCCCATCACCAAAATTGATGGCAAGCTCGCCTGCTTGTAAGTTGGCAGCAGCCGGCTGCGCCGTTGCCGTGGAAGTCCGATACAGTTGAATCGGTGTGAAATTAGTTGCAGGCATCACACATCTCCGTCATAGAACGCAAAGCTTTCATCACTTCCTGAGGTGATACAAACTTGCTGGGGTCATGCTCGGTATGCTCCCACCATAAAAACTGGTTTGGAGCCAGGCAGGCGCGGTCTTTAAGCAGGTTGATGTTTTCAGGATGCCCGAAGATTAGCGGGTCCGAAACTGACCACAAAACAATACCTTGTTTGCCCTCATCCCATCCAAGATGCTGCAGGAATGAATCACAAGAAATCCAAGTCTCACACTGCTGAATGAGTTTGCGCACTTCAATAACAGGAAGATTCTTGCGAAAGTCCGCCACTAGCTGCTTTTCGCCTTCAACCCCGACCTGGATGATGGGCTGGTCAATCAGACGAATTAACTCATCCCAAAAGGGATAGTTCTTGGGATTTTCTTTGCCGTTGCGTAACTGCTTGGCAAATGGCGCAATCAGAATCATGTGTACATCTTCCGATAAGCGTCTTCAAGGCTTGACTTCCACTTCCAGTGATGCATCTTGCCGTAAATGTTAAACATATCGATGTCGCCAAAAAGACTTTGAGCTTCAGCAATAGATTTTGACGGCACAATCTCAGGATAGCAACCAAAGACCACTGGGTTTTTGATGTGTGGCAGAACGTGTGAAAAAACAATGTGATCGCCCATACCGCTATTGAGCACCACAATCGTTTGATCCCTGAATGCCATGGTATTGCGAAAGATCTGCTCATCATGGTTAAACAACTCTTGCCTGTTTTCCATGCGAATACCACCTGATGGTGCTTTCAGGTGCCAGGTTACAGCGTTGGGCACCACGAGCAGCTTGTAACCCTTCTTGTGAAGACCATAAGTGAATAGCGTCTCTTCACGATGCGCTACCCGTGAGAGGGCAAGGTTATAGTCATAAACACCTGCACGGTAGAGAAACGTGCAGTGCAAATGCTCAACTTCCTGTTTGCGCTTGATACGCTGCCACTGAGCATTAGGCTCAATGTAAATATGCTCAATCTTGCCGGTAGACGCTGCACCTTCAAAGCTATTCGGCGGCGTTAAGACGGAGCCTCCAACACCACCAATTGTTGGCCCTGTGTGCTTTAAGAGGTTTTGCAAGACATTGGGTTCTGGCAGTGCATCATCGTCCACTCGCCACACCCAGTCATAGCCCATCCAATTGGCTATCTGATGATTGTGATGCTGACCTTTCTTGCCTGCGTAAAGCCATTCCCAAGGGATTTCTTTGGCTTGCAGCATGTAAAAGAGTTGCTGATAAAGCGGATCGCTACGCAGGTCTTGCGGGTCATCATTGTCATCAAAGATCACAAGCTTGTCGGGCTTTTGCGTTTGATTGATGATGGCCTGTAACGCCATAGGAAGCGTCGTGTGCGTGCGCCCCCGTGTGGACACCGAGCAAAGGACGTTAGGCATGCCAGCGTCCAATGAGGAGGTTTAGCCGGTTTTGATGGTCAATTTGCCTTGGCTGCTCGGAAATATTGCCTGCTTCATCAATAAAGTTGAATTCAAAGCCAGGAAAGTGCGATTCGTTTAAACCATGCAATTTGTGATGCGGACCCCAAAAGCCTGGTGGCTCATTCATGGGAACGGTAAAGAGCAGGTTCTTGCAATGACTTTTGAGTTTTTGTAGCACTTCAAGACCATTATCAATATGCTCAATGACTTCAAAGGCAATGATCGTGTCGTACTGCTCAAGATCAATCTTGTTGATGTCAGCATGGATGAATTTGGCATTAGGGTGCCAGCTTTGCTCTTTGGCTACATCCACAATAATGGGGTCATAGTCCAGGCCTGTGTAATCCACATCGCCTAAGAATTGCAGTCCATAACCGCTTGAGCAGCCAATCTCAAGCACCTTGCTGCCACGAACATGCTTTGCTGCCCACTGATAGCGCGTAGTCTCACGAGGAAAGACCGGATCACCTTTAAGGAAGACGGCACGCTCCCAATAATTTGATAGCCGCCAGCGGTACCAATCAGGGTTGTATTTCTTGGCTAGCTTGAGTGAGTTGCGCAGGAAAATGTCGTGGTAATTAGGCACGAGTTTTGTATCTAAAACCGTGCCTTCACCAGCGTGATAGATCGGAAACTGTCCGATAAACATATTGCCCTGCCACATCTTGGGCGAGCACTCACGCACCTCAAAGCCTGCCTTTTCAGCCTCAATGCAAAACTCTGTATCTTCACCGCCGCCCACACCGTACTCGGTGTTGAGCAATCCGATTTTGTCAAAGACCTTGCGGTGAACCATGACGCAAAAGAAGATTGCAAAGTCTTTTCCTGCAGGCTCTGATGGCCCTTTAATCACGCATGAGATGCCGCACTTTTCATGTGCAAAAGCACTATCAAGCATCTCAAGCCACTGATTCTTAGGCTGCGGCAAGAGCACCGTATCGTTGTTGAGCAGCACAATCTTGTCAGCCGTGGCTACTTCAATGCCTGCATTGGTTGCGGCTGAGTAACCTAAGGGCTTGTCATGCCAAACTACTTTCATATGCTTTTCAAAGCCAATGCTTTGAAACGTCTTTTTCAGTGACTCAAGATACTGACTAGTGTCATCCGTGCAGCCATTAGCCGAGATGATTAACTCGACGCTGCCCATGTCGGTAAATCTGAAAAGCGACTCAATGCAAGGCTTTAACAGGTCATTGCAATGGTTATAAGTCGGAATGACAATGGAATATTTCACTGGGTATCTGCGCCTATGCTTTGCTGGGGCACAATCCATTGACAGGTTGCTTCATCAAGCGTTGCATCATCACTTGGCCGTGGCGGGATGAAGGCATCACGAACTGAGTCATAGGTATAACCTAGCCCAGCGTAATTCTTGCGGAAGTTGCCGTTGTACGAAGTCTGCTTCCAAATGCCGCCAAGCAGCCTTTCGCAGAAGGCTGCGCCGATATACTCCTTCTCTACGCCGCTTGCATCAGCCGTGTCTTTGTTATCAACAACGATGACTTGCACAACAACGTCGTTTTCAATCTTTGCGAAATGGGCCATCTATGCCTCCAACTTAAGACCAGTTAAATCCATTTCCTCGCCAACTGTGCCAACGGGGAACGTGTTAAACGATAGCGATATGCGTGTCTGCTCACCCTGAACCGTAGGCACCATGTGCGTTAAGGATGAGGGGAAAAGAATCAACCGGCCAGTGAATGCCTCAAACCACCATGACTCTGAGTTGTACGCATTCCAGCTTTCTGGCGGAAACTTGATCTGCTGCCAGCCATCACGGTAAAAATAAATCCTGTCATCAGGATTGGTCTGCAAGTAAAACACGCCTGAGATGTAGCTATTGGGGTGGGCATGTT